GTATTAAACTGCCACACGCATCAGGAAATAGCATGAGCATCGCAGCTCCTGCAACGAATCCTGCATCTGATTTAGAACTTAAGTTACCTGCAACTATTGGTACTGCTAATCAATATTTAAAGAATAGTGGAACTGCTGGAACGCTTGAGTTTGGCGGTGCTGGAAAAATTCTTCAAGTAGTTAGTTCTCATTTAACTACTCAGATGACATCAACTAGTTCATCTTTTGTTGATATAGGATTAAGTGCAAGTATTACTCCAAGCGCTACGAGTAGTAAGATTTTAATTTTAATCAACGTAGCGTTCTCTTTAAATGGAGATAATAATGCCAGCCTACAACTTTTGCGAGACAGTACAGTAATTAATAGTGGTGTTGGAGGTACTCATCAAAGTTGGGCTACTATCAACTCAAATGCTACAGCTTTCCGATATTCAAATCCACAGCAAGCGTGTAATTATTTAGATTCACCTTCTACTACTTCAGCTACTACATATAAAGTTCAAGGTAAAATACATGCAGGAGCTGGTGTAACCTTTGCTATAAACAGAAGACAAGATGACACAGAGATGTCGAACAGTTCAAACATCACACTCTTGGAGGTAGGAGCATGAGCTTATTAGACCACGATGCAATCAGGAAAGCTTATCCAAATGCTGTTTCTATTTATGATGAGACAGGTGCTTTTGATGCTAGTGGAAATAAGATAACACTGGTTCAATCTCAAATAGATAACGCTAGGACTACATTGAATACAGAAGCAGCAGCAGTTAAATATAAAACTGATAGACAATACCCCTCAATAGGCGATCAATTAGATATGCAGTATTGGGACAAAAAGAATGGTACAACAACGTGGGTCGATGCAATAGCTAAAATTAAGAGTGACAATCCCAAGCCATGAGCCAATTAAAAGTAAACACAATACGCCACACAGGAGCATCAAGTGATGCTGTTACCTTGGCCTCCGATGGAACGTGTACGGCAAAGATTACTAATAATCTAAGCAACAGAAATTTGATAATTAATGGGGCTTGTATCGTTAATCAATATGGAACAACTTCGTCAACTGCTGGTGGAGTAAAAGTTTGTGATAGATGGTACTCAGGATTTGGAGTGATGGGAACCACTCAAAGCATACATGATTTAACAAGTTCTGATACTGGCCCTTGGGAAAAAGGTTTTAAAAAAAGTTTTCATATTCAAAACACTACGACAGGTTCTAGTAATGCGACAGATCAGGCAAATATTAGATATAACTATGTAGAAGCTCAAGACGTTGTAAATTCAGGTTGGGTTCATACGTCTACAAGTTCTTATATGACTTTATCCTTTTGGGTTAAAGTTAGTTTAGCTGGTACTTATTACGTCCAATTGAGAACAAAGGATGGAACAAATAAAGTAAGAGCATCTGCCTTTACTGTTTCTGCCAATACATGGAAATACGTCACAATTACCTTCCCTGGAGCAAGTAATATCACTTTAAATAATGATAATGGGCAAGGTTTAGATATTACTTTTGTTGCTTATTGGGGAACAGATGGAACAGATGCAGGTTTCACTTTAGACAGTTGGGATTCATTTAACTCCTCAAGTAGGATGCCAAATCTTGCACAGAATTGGAATAGTACTGCTAATGCAACTTTTGAAGTAACAGGTGTTCAGTTAGAAGTAGGAGACGTTGCCACTGACTTTGAACATAGATCGCATGGTGATGAATTAGCTAGGTGTCAGAGGTACTTCTTTGCAATTCCTTATGGTTCTTCTGGTGACAGTAGTACAATGATTCAAAATTTAGAATCTTATGCTAAAAGTGCAACTGAAATACAATCTCAAGCAACGTTTCCTGTACCAATGAGAACGAATCCTAGTTTCACTGGATCTGCTACAGACTGCGAGTTTTTTGCTGCTGCTAATAGTGCTGACTTTGCAGTAAATGGATTTGCTTCATATGTAGCAGCTACAGGAACCAACATAACAGGGATGAATTTAAGAAAATCAAGTGCATCCAGTATGACCGCAGGGCAAGGTGGCAGAATATTATTTAGAGAAAATGGTGGTTATATGCACTTTTCTGCGGAGCTTTAATTATGGCAACTAAATATAAATTTTATGCTGATTGCCCTTCTTTAGGAAAAATAAAAGCAATCCAAAGGACATTAGATAATGGAACAATTACATCTATTCCCTTCGACCCAGCAAACACAGACTACCAAGAGTACCTAGAATGGGTAGAGGAAGGTAACACACCAGAGGAGGCAGACTAATGGGATTAACTAAAGTTGGTGTAAAAGGTTTAGATGATGGTACTGATGGACAAATCATTACCTATGACGCAAATGGTAATCCAGTTGCAGTTGGGCCAGGAACAGATGGACAGGTCTTAACTTCTACTGGTGCTGGCTCACCCCCAGCTTTTGAAGATGCTGCTGGTGGTGCAGCTTTAACAGGCTCAACCAATAACACCATTACTACAGTTACAGGTGCAAACGCTATTCAAGGTGAGGCCAACCTTACCTTTGATGGAAATGATTTAACTCAGACCATTACAAGTAGTGGAGGACAAACTTTAACATCTACAGGTAATCATGCGATTCGGATTACTGCTAATACAGATAGAGCTGCTGAGAATAATACTCTATTAGCTCTTAGAGCACAGTGGAATGATACACAGGTTGCAATGATCGACTTCCAAGCGGGAGATGATACAACAAATAAAGATAATTCAAAAATAGCTTTTTACACAGCACCTGCAGGGACTCAGGAACAACATATGTTGATCGAGTCTAATGGAAACGTAAAAATAAATGACGGTGATCTAGTAATAGGAACTAATGGTCACGGTATTGACTTTAGTGCTCAGACTGCTTCATCAGCAACAGGTGCTTCGGCAACTGGGGAGTTGTTAGATCATTACGAAGAAGGTACTTGGACTCCAGTATTAACTAGTGGATTTACTTATCAAACATTATCAGCAAGTTATACAAGAATTGGAAACGTTGTTCATGTCTATTTTAATTTGTATAGAAATGATTCTGGAACTTATTCTTCAGTCATAGACGTTTCTGGTGTACCGTTTGCTATTGCAAGTACTTCCTCTCCATTTACAAACTCTATGGGATTAGGAATTGCTGCTAGTTATAATGGGGCTAGTGATAGAAGGATTGGTTTTATAAACGCAAATAATGCAGATTCTGTCAGAATTATAAAAGCTGGGACAACGGCACATGTATCTTATGATGACTTTGTTGTAAACAGTAGAGCATTTACAATGAAATGGTGGTATTACACTGCTTAGATAAACAATGATAGACCGTTAGCACGTCTTAAAACTAAGCCATAAACCTGTTTTAATCGGAGATTAATCCTAAATGGCATTAACAGAATCACAAGAGAACGACAAAATAGAAGTCGTTAACAAGTGGAACGTTCAAGTTCGTACTGCAACCGTCATCAAGAAAGATGGTGTAGAACTTACCCGTTCTTTTCATAGAAAAGTATTAACACCAGGAACACTTGATGGAAGTGACAACCTAGTAGCTACTGATATATCTGGAGAGGATGCAGATGTTCAGGCAATATGTAACGCAGCGTGGACTTCTCAAGTAAAGACTGACTACACTGCTTTCTTAGTAGCGAACAAAAACCCTATCTAATTTGGCTTGAAGTATAAGTTCTAGTCATCATAGATAGAGTGATATAAAGAGGGGCTAATGCACAGAGAGAACAGAAAGTTATAATAGTGACAGGTACTAATGCTCTAGCAAAGGCTTCTCTCATGGCTCAAAAAATCTTAAATATTATTAGTCTAATCTCTTTTGTTCTTGTTGCTGCAATAACAGGAGGTGGAATCTTTGGTTATCTCTGGATCACGAATGAAAAGAACCAAGAGAAATTAAAACAACAACTGGTAGAACAAGTCACTGGATCAATTAAGTTACCAAGTCTTTCTAGCCCAGCACTACCAACAGCAAAACCTCAAGCTGGTCAACCTGGTGGATTTAATATTCCTAAGTTCTAATGGGATTATTAGATGCAATAGGTTCACTCTTTGTTTATAAAAGTCCCGATCCTAAAGATGGATTTGAAAGATTTTATAGGATGAAGCTAAGGTCAATGACGAACTACGAACTACGGAAACTCGTTGGTACAACTGTTCACTACAATAAAACTATGCTTGTAAACATGATCATCGATGCAGGAGATTTCTAAAAATGAAACTTGAAATGGGTAAAGCGTGGGCTGAAGAACAACATCAGCGCATGTTAAGAATGGAATCCCTGTACGTTTTGGACGGCAGGCATCACGATGACCACGAATTTCATGGACTCTATACTGGTTTAGCTGCTAAGGCAGAAGAACTTGAAGCTGAACTTAACGAATAACTGCCAGTGTTCTCATTGCAAAGAGATAGAAAGACAACAGATCCGTCACGGGGATTTGTATGAGCGAGATTCCAGAGATTCCAGAGATTTATATTCCCGATATCCCGATAAGAGTCCAGCGTCAGCCTAATCATTTAGACATAGAAGTACCTGGCTGTAGCTACCAACACCGAGATCAGAATCTACAACCACAGCTTTTGGTCACAGATCCCAATGGGGTCTTTACTAATTGTCCTGGTGGAGCAGGAATTCCTAGTTTTTATCCAATGGATTGGAATCCGAAGGATATACGGGTCATTGAAGACAAATTAGAATCATCAGAAACAAAAGAACCTCCTAAGTCTTCTAATCAGAAACCTGCTATTCCAGAAATTCCAGTTGAATGTCCAGGGCCAACCAACTTGCGAGTAGGAGATATAAGAAATGCAGAGTCAAAAGAAAAGGTCGTTGGTCATAAAGTTGTTGATAAAAAATGTGTAGAAATCTATGAACCAACAACATTCGTAGATAAGTACATTCCAAAATTAACGACTGTTAGTACAACCTTTGGAATAACTATTGTCGCTACGACTGCGGCAGCTTTGACCCCAACCCTCCTTAATAAAATACTTAAGCCAGCATTTAAACAGTTAATTAATAGAGCTAAAAAGCTAATCGGTAAAAAGCCTAAGGTTCTTTCTGTTGCTGAGAGGAAGAAGAAGCAGAGGGAGTCTCGAAAATAATTCTATGGGTATGAGGTTCAATAACTCCTGGGACTGGATAGAGTTCTATGTCCTCACAAGTCACTGCTGATGGGCTGCCTGGAGTGAAGCGAACGCCCAACCTATATTGCTCTGCACATATTTTGAGACGGTGAAGCGATACTTCAAGAGTAGTCTTCTTGTATAGCAACTCTTGATTCTTGATATTTGTTTTTACGGCTTGATGGCAAAGATCGACACCCCGTCCAAATGGAATATTGAATTGAATTGAAGCACCCCAATTTAAGGAATAATTATCTTTCTCAAACCTTGGAATTTCTGAATAATAAAGAACGTTTCCTGTGTCCTCGTCATATATAGGTGTTCTCGTAACAGTTTCTTTTGGTCTTGCAAAACTGTGGGAATTTACAACATAAGGTGACAAACTGATATTAGGACTGACACATTGGATACCTTGAGAAAACCTATTTGTTACACCCGCTGATGGGATAATTTGCGTTGCGTTGTTGTTAACGACCCCGCTAGAATTCGAGCTAGGCGAAGCTACTGTAGTATTTGCTATAACTGGCGTTTGACCCCCTATTAATAATATAATTACTGACCAAAGACGGACACCGATTCGCTTGTTTGCGTTGTCTCGACAGTACGAGAAACGGTTGTTATATTCTCTAATCCAGGCGAAGTTACATGCTCGATCAGGCTGAAGGGGGCGGCCTCGTTCACTATTTGCCATTGCGGAATAGTCTCCATTTGCGGGCTTGTCCAGTTGTAATTAACTCCATTGATTGTTTGGGTCATGGTTGCAGTTGCAGAAGGATTAATAACAGTTCCTTCGACTGGTTCAATATTTTGACCAGCGGCACTATATGTATATCCCGTATTGAACGAATGACTGGTGACTGTCTCCGTCAAAATCGATTGAGATGTGGAATTTATTCGCATTTCTCCAGATCTGAATTGAGGCACAATCGGTGCTGCTACTACGGTTTGACCCGCTATTAATGATATAAGTAGCAGCGTTAATTTAATCAATTTGTATTGAACTTTTTATACTTCCAATAGCCGTGGTATTCTCGCCTCCCGCAGTAAGTGAGATCACTCCAGCCGATGTTACCCCGCCAGCTAATGAAGCTGCTGTGCCTCCTTTCGTACTAGTTTGGTCGCTGAAATTGCCAACTGTGCCTACTGTTGGGGCTGATGTGGGAACAGCATCGCCTTGAAAATAGCTAGATTGAAAACTAAAGCTCTCGCCACCACTTGCGTTCTGCGTCCCTACCACTGTGCCAGGGCTATAGATTCCTGAACTAATAGTTCCTGCTGATAGCTGCCCTGCATTATCGCCGACTGCTGTATCGACCCCTGATCCCGAAATTGAAAACGTACTCGGCATTCTTGTACTCGAAGTACTTGCCGCCCCTACCGTTATCTGAGCTGAAGAAGTAATTTCGTGCCGTATATCACTGCGAACACTGGTGGGAGCTAGCAGGAATAAAAGGAAAAGTAATTTTTTCATGCTTGGGGTTCCTCTGGTTTAATGACCTCGGCTCCTTCAATACGAAGCGGTGTGACCACTCTAATGGTCTGATATTGTTGAGCGTTTGAAAGTTCAGTCAGAGCTTTTTTTAATTCGTCAATTTCCTTTTTAGCGGAGGCATTGTTCCTTTCCTCTTTTTTCTTACCTGCATTAGCGACAGTCACTCCGAGCGATCCAAGCAGCCCCCCCAAAACTCCCGCTGCATATGTTGCATCTATACGCTGATCTGCCACCCACCATTTACTTTCTGGCAACTTGATATAGGCTAAAGAAATAATGGTGATACACCATGCGATTAATAACGTCTTTATCCCAGTCGTCAAATAGAAAAGAACCATTTCTTGATAGGCAGGCATATCATCTTCTTCTTTTCCTGCTTGCTTTTCTAACTCTGGTTTGGTTTTCTGTTTTTGCTTCCCTTCCTTAGTTGGGGGTTGAGGTTCTGCCATAAATAAAAAGAAACGCTAACCAATATTAACGCCAAACTATAATAAATACATGGAAGACATCTTGCCAGCACTAATAGGGGCAGCAGCTACTGCACTTGTGATGGTGATATCTAACGTAAGTAATCGCAGAGAAAAGGATATTAGAGATATCTATTATAGATTAAACAAGCTGTCAGAAGCGGTTAGCAGGATAGAAGGCAAGATCCAATAACGTGTGCTATGTTTTAAAAAAGGCATGAATTATGTACAAGATACTAAAGCCTATACTTTTACGATTCCTTTCTACGACAGGCTGCAAGAGGTTAATCATAGATTTACTTCGTGTGATTTGTAGACAGACCTCGAACACATTGGATGATCGTGCAGTTGATGCACTAGAAGAAAAACTATTCCCCAGTCCATTACATCTTCAGTAGGTAATTCAATGGACAAGCCAAACTTTCTCAACATCGAGATAGAAGAGCCACCATTAGAATTGCAACTATCTGTTGAGATGCGTGTTAGAGATGTTTTAAATAGTAATGATTATGATGACGTAAAAAAATACTGCACACATCTAATTAGACATCAGATGAAGCAGGATGTTTTCTTAGCAGGGGTACTATCTAGAGTGTTAGAACTAGAAGCAATATTGGCGAAGGTAGATCTTAAAGAATTAGCAAAAATAGATCTTGGGGAGGAGCGGAAAACTATTGACAGAATAAGAAGCTTTTTTAATATTTAGAAAAAACTACCATGCCAAAAGGAAAAGGAACCTACGGGACAAAGAAGGGAAGACCTCCAAAGAAGTAAGGGCTAGAATCAAAAAGGTGCTTCAGAGTAAATAGAAGAAACCCATAGGTCTACTCTGGGGCATCACCCTTTTGCTTCTTACTTTTATTCCAGTGGCGGATTAGTAATTGCAATTCTTTGATTCTGTCCTCCGCTTTTTGAACACGCTCAGTAACGTTCATCTCTTCTCCACGGTTTAGACTCGTGGCTATCGATCACAAGGCACTTCCAATTTGGATGCTCCCCTTTCACTATCTCAACTGCCTTAGCTGCTGATAATGCACGTTGAAAGACGATACCAGATTCATGGTCTTTATCAGGATCGATGACCTTGATAGTGAAGACTTTGGTTGGATTAGCTGAGATTGTCATCTAAAACGCCATGTCGTTATCGAAGGTTGAAGGTGCTTTTTGCGTTGGTTTATAACCTGAGTTTTCATCTGCGTCAAAAATATTGACCATTACTGCGGATGGGTTTGGCTTCCCACTGAAGTCAGGTAGACCTGCCAAGTTTACCCATCGGTCTATCAACATAAATTGCCGACCTT